TTTTAAAGCCTCGGCATGAACGTTATGTTACTCAGCTTCATGAAAATATTGATATTGCTGAAAAGGTAACTACTAAGGAAGCCATTAAGAAGCTTAAGAAGTTGGAAAAATCTCGCTGGATGAACTGGACCAATTATTTGCCTGATTGGATGATGAGAACTAAGGTTGTCAGAGAGATGGCACTTAATAGACATAGTCGATGGTTTAAATACCTGAAATACGGATATGCAGCCATATTTGGGACAATTGCAGTTACTGCAACCCCATTGTTGGCTACAGCACCTATATTGTATTTAGGAGCGCTAGGTACTATTGGAATTTCAGGTTTAGTTACGTATGGTTTGTCACATCAAGCACTTAAAGAAACGTTGTATCAGAAAGTGCTATCTGACAGGCATGCAATGCCGCCCTTGTTTAAAGACTTACGTGAAACTCACATGAATTATGCTTTAACAGCTTTTGCAGGTTTTGCAACCGCATATGCTGTTTTTAAAGTTTATAAGAAAGTGAGATCACTCATGAATATTACAGTCCAGGGGAGTTTAAATCCGATGTCAGTTGACGATATACGACCACGAGATCTTGAGACCAATGCTTGGGCTCAACCTGAAGTTGTATCTCATCCTCTGATTAATGCTAGAGTAAGTGATGATCATTGGCAGGGTTTAGTAGAGCACAGTTTGTTGAAGTTCAGCATACCGTTCGAAACTAAAGTACAATTTTGTTATGCATTCGTTTTGTGTACAAATACTATACTTTTGCCCAGTCATATGATACCTAAGGAAACCATGCACTGTTATTTAGAAGGTCATGATAGTAATTTTGCGTTTACTTACAAGCGTGAATTTAAATTTGATCCTGCTAAAGCACACATTATAGATGGTACAGATTTGTGTATTGTTTATGTTCCTACTCTAGGTCCTAGGAAAGACCTGAGAAAATTGTTCGCTGAAGATTTTGAGAAGCGACCAGTTGATACTGCTATTTTTCACTTTGACAAGAAGAATCACATCGTTCGTGATCGACTTAAGACCAAGTGGAGATGGCAGCCTAGGATAAATGTAGAACATTTAAGCTATTGTGGATCGTATTATACTTTACCATTTGAATCGTTCAGTGGATTGTGTATGGCACCATTAATTTCTGAATCCAAGGAACCTCATATATTAGGGTTCCATTTGGGAGGCGTTGATGGTTCAACAGATGGTTGTGGTGGAGCGTTGACTAAACCAATGTTAGATGCTGCCCTAAAATCGATGACAATGACCAACAAATATTCTGTTCAAGGAGTAGTTGCTAGGGATTTAGATCATCAACAGATGGGGTTGCATTATTTTGAGAATAAAGACGTTCATCCGAAAAGCCCCTGTCGTTTTATTGGTAATGAACCGGCAATTGAAGTTTATGGTTCAATTAAAGGACGCGCTAATATTGACTCTAAGGTTGTAAAAACGGATATATCAGAAGTTGTAACTGAAGTGACCGGAGTTAAAAACTCTTGGGGTCCTCCAGCTTTTAATGGTTCTGATCCAGATAAAACCCAGAAGTGGGAACCTTGGCAAAAGTCATTGGCAGTTGCTAGTAAACCATCGATTGGGTTTGAGCAAACATTACTTGAACGTGCTTGTGTTGATTACCAGATTGAACTTAAACAAGCTTTTAATCGAAATTCTGCTCATTGGAAAACGGAGATTAAACCGTTAAGTGAATTTGAAGTTGTTAATGGAATTAATGGTAGACGTTTTGTAGATAAAGTTGTTGAGAAAACCTCTATTGGTTATCCCGTTAGAGGTCCTAAATCAAGATGGTTAGAGGATGTTATCATTGAGCAAGAAGGAGACTCGGAATTGGTTGGACGAAAGTTTG